CGAAAACTGAAAGGAGACTATGGATTAAATCCACGGACCCAATTCAGCCCACCTAGGGATAAGAAGGCGAACCTTCGCCATCCTAGTACGGCTGGGGATCGGTATATCATTACCGATCCCCTCTAGATCGGGCCTAAACCGGTGTTGCCACCAGTCGAGGCTTCGATCGCCATTCGCCTTTAGCTTAGTAAGCCAAAGGCCCTTGTCCGCATAGAAAACCATGCAAGGACTTGGCGCCCAAACTTTAACATGGAAGCCTTCGGCTCCATGCTTGGCCCGAACTGCGACGACACTAGGATGATCGAAATTTTCGATCAAACCAGTATCACCGTAGCCGTCCGAAATCCGAGCTACTCCGTTAAGAGTTTGCTCAAGAGTTCGATAACAGTCGTATAATCTCCTGTCGCAACCGAATGAATTCCGGTTACGAGCAAGGCGACGCACACTGTTTGCCAACTTAATTGTTTGAGCTTTGCCATTTAAAGGTTCCTTAAGGAAGATTGGCTTGACATCTACTCCGTTCCACCAGTGCGCACCGCAGCTTTCTCTGTAGTACGACGAAGAGTAACTCTTCGCCTTATTTACAGTGAAGCCAAGGTCTGCAGCGACGGAACTGAATAGGTCAATAGAACGTGAGGGTAAGATTACGTCATCACCGAAGACCGTAATGCCTGACGTACTAAGGCCTAGATACTCAGTAATACTGAGAGCTAAGCTATAGAATATCAAGCTTTCCAGTTCAAAGGTGAAGCCGTTTCCCATGCTCGAGAACTTCTCGAATGTGAGAATTCTATCCTTCACAACACCGTACTTCGACCTAAAACAATCTAACAAGGTATACCATTTGACCGGGAATAGTTGATAAACTAATTCACGGGAGATGGTATCACTTGCAGAAGAAAAGTCTACTGTTGCAAGTTTGTTAAACTTAGCAGCAATTCGACTACGCTCCTGATTAATAGATTGTGAATTTAGGTCGATCCCAGCTCTCCGAAGACGCTCTCTCAGCATCGTTCCAAGACCCTTTTGAAACCAGAGATTAATCCCTGGTTCAATGGCAATGGTACGATCTGTTTTAGCGTTTTTGGGAACCGTTACGATCTTTGAAGCGCCTTGAATCTTGAAGTCCACATCCCAGTTGGGATATGCCGACAGGAACCAGGGCTTAACAAAGTCGTACGCATCAAGTGTTATATGGTTCTCAGAACCAAATTTCTTGGGATGCGTTGCATGACGCCTCTTCACAGAGGTAGTCGCGCCGGGACCGAAGTTGCAACTATCTACGAACTCTTCTGGGTCAAAACGATCAAGAATTCGACTTATATGCTGACTCATCTTGAATAAGATGGGCTCAGTTTCACGGGTTGTAAACCGTGAGAGTCGGATACGTTGATTCGTCTTTCGACAGACCTCTTCAGCTGCAAAGAATGTATCTAGAGCAACCGCCTCTTTATCTATTCCTAGATTAAGAAACGTCGCCTTAGATAGCAACTTTGTAGCAGCGAGGGAGTCCCGTGCCGACTTCAAGTCGTTGTAAAACAACGGATTGAAGTCTAAGGCGACTAGCTGTTGATGCTCTTTATTCTCATAAAGAAGCCAGACAGCTAGAGACCTAGCACAGTCGAGTCCTGTTAGATATTCGTGAATAAATTCACGTCGCAATGATGATTCGTTAAAACGGGTCATCTGTGTTACTCCATATATGAAATAGCAATCACCAACAACGAAGAAATCTACGGTTAGTAGACGTCCTCGAAGTTCTGAACCGCAGCCGTGGTAACGGCGTTGATCAGGAGTTGGTCAGCATACTTGCGCAGATCGAGACGGATCGTTTCCGAAGCTTGCTTCGGAAGAACGAAAACCACATCGACGTACGCTTCTGCGACCTTTTTGGTGGTGTCAACCGTGTCCATTACGGGCACGATAACACGCTGTTTCACACGGGAGACGGTGCTTCCATTCTTCGGAAGAGTGACGCTCATGGTGATCTTCTTCTTAGCATCGAGCACTGTTTCGGTGCCAAGCCAAAAAGAAACACCAGAAGCGTCCTTCGACTGAGGATTGAAAGCCTGTGCCACGGCGGCGTTGTTTTGCAACGAGAGAGCAGCGAAAGCTGACATTGGTATCTCCTTAAGAGATTGAAAAAAGGTTCGGATTCACTTGCGCAGCTGACGTAGGAGAGCTATGGCATTTGCTATGTGTAGCAGTGAGGTTGGATCTTTAAAAGATGGTAAAGGTAAACTCGGAAGGTTATTTGTAATAACAGACCGAGAACACTGAACCCTTTTGTTGATAAAACCAACACTACTACGAGCAGGCCAAAGGTACCCATCGTTGTCGCGTTTCGTGATGAATTCCCGTTCAAAGACTACATATTCCTCGATGTATTGAGTTCTATGTAGGTGCACGAGCTCCAAGTTTGTGAAAGCTGACTTATTCTGTAAGTAGTTACCGATTGGCAGAAGCCAATCGACTACAAACGAATAAGGCAACAATTCCCAACCGAGGAGGGCTGCATCCGAGAGTCCAGTTTCGCTAGCCCATTGTGAAAATGGGTTTGCGACCTTGACTCTGGCTTTGTACTTTACGG